TTTGGGAGCTGGCTCAGTAGCCTCTTCGCCAACGGCGACGCTTTCAACGCCGGCCAGCGCATCCCCTTCGCATCCGGCGGGATCTTCGACCGCAGCACCAACTTCCGCGCCTTCGCCGCCGGCGACGTGTTCAACGACCCCACAACCATGCCGATGGCCCTGCTCGGCGAGGCTGGCCCGGAAGCCATCATGCCGCTGCGCCGCGGTGCTGACGGCAAGCTCGGCCTGGCCGCATCCGGCGGGGGCGCTGGCGGCCCGCAGATCGTGGTCAACGCCCCGATAACCATCGGCCAGGGTGCGATGGGTCCGAACGGCCAGATTTCCCAGCAGCACGCCCAGGACTTGCAGCGCCAGCTGCACCAGACGCTGACCCGCGCCGCGCAGGGCGTTCTCGCCAATGAGAGCCGGCCCGGCGGCATGGTTCAGTCGCAGCGTTAAGCGATGGCCTATCCCACGTTCTACCCGCCCTTCGCCCCGCTGGCGCCCCTGGAAGATCAGGTCACGCCGCGCCGCATCACCGCGCAGTTCGGGGATGGATACACACAATTCACCGCCGACGGCCTCAATCCGGAAGTCAGCAACCCGCAACTGGTCTGGGAGCCGCTGACAGCCACGCAAGGCTTTGCGATGGAGGCGTTCTTCGAGGCGAATGCCGGGCTGCCGTTCTACTACGCCCTGGCGACGGATGGCGTGACGAAAGCCTGGACGGCCAGCCAGTGGCAACTCACCCGCGGGCCGACCTATTACACGATGACGGCCACCTTCGCCCAGCAATTCCCGCTTGGCCTGGGCGCGAATGTGCCGCCGAGCCTCAACTTCTCGGTGGCGACCAACGCGATTTACCTGGGGCTGGCATAGCGTCAACCGAAGGGATTTGCTGGCTTGTCGTTGCTCGAAGTCCCCATCCTCGACGGCACGCTCACCAGCCGCACGGCGCGGTTTGAGCAACAACTCGACGGCTCGGTCGCGGCGCGCAGCGTCCTTGAGGTTGATGGCAACGCGGTCAGCGCAGCCGGACTGGTGGCAATCCCCGTCAATGACCTGGCTGGGTCTACCGGGCTGGATTTCAGCGCCAACATCCCCACGCTCCCGAACGTCGGCGCCGGGTTCGCGGCCTCCGGGCCTTACGCGAGCTACGTTCTCATAAAAACCGTCGCGGCGGGCGTGCGGAACAACATCGACATTGAGAACATCTCCGGGGCGCAGATCGCCATTATCCGGGATGACGGAACAGCCTCGGCAGGCTCGGCGCCGGCGAATGCCTCGGTGTTCGCCCTGGCCGGCGGCGGTGGTGTCGGGCAGCAGGGTGGTTCCTGGTCCAGCCAGACCTTTCGCGGGCGGCTGCAGATTTATGCCGCTTCTTCGAGCGCGATTGTTGCGGTGATGGTGGATTAGGTGACCGCGAGTTCGTCACCGCCGTTTGGCTCCATTCAGGCCACTTACGCGACCGTCCCGCGCAGTCTTGCGTCGCTGCTTGGGGATCAGGGGTATAATCTCAAGAGCCTGGGCGCTCTGCTGGATGGCAGCGGCGGCGATAACACGACGATTCAGTCGATCTACAATTCGGCGGCCAGTGGTTCGGTTCTGATGGTTCCGTCCGGGTCGCTTTGGACCGGCACGATCACTTCACCGAACAACGTCAAAGCCCTGACGTATCTGGCACTGGGCGAGAACGCTTTCAGTGCCAGCGCGGCGGCGGGATTGTTCGCGGGCGACAATGATCTGACGGTCACGTTCACCGGCGGGACCGCGGCTTTCAACAAGAACTCGCTTAACTCGAGCACGCCGCCAACGCCGCCGCTGACCGCGACATATAATAACTACAGCCCGAATTATGTCGGGGCTTTCAGCTATAATTACGCGCAATACGTCGCCGCGCAATTCCAGGGCAACAGCGGCCCGATGGCGAACGGCAACACTGCCGCGATGCAGTGTTTTTTCAACTCCTATGGGATGAACCCTGCGGGGTCCTACGACATTCTCTATAATGGCGCGATGGCGAAGATCGGCCAAACATCCACATGGCTGCTAAATCTGTTCCATACCGACAGTACCGGCAGATTGCCCGGCGCGTTCGCCTCGTGGAGCGAGATTATCTACGAGGCCAATGGGTGGGATGCGCTCCCCGGCAGCGCGGCATATTACGCGTCGGGGGTAAACAACCGCGTCGGGCTGGATATGTCATTTCTGACATATCCGCAAACCCCGTGGGGCGCGGGGCTGCCGGTCTATGCCAAGGGCACGACGCAGTTTTCCCTGCAAGCAGCTTCAACAATTGCTTACACGGCATCGGATAGCAATTCCTATGTTTGGGTTTGCGCGCAAAGTGGGACGACGGGCGGCACTTCGCCGGCGTTTCCGGTGCCGACGCTGCTCATGGGCGTGCTTTTCAGCACCGGGTTACTGGTTGTCACTTCGAAAACGTCCGGGCCAAACCTGGCGCCTAATGCCTATCTCTCAATTGGCACGCAGCTTAACGCCTGCAAGGTTTTAAGCGATGGAACAGGAACGGGAGCGGCGGGCACATATAACTGCACCGCGGGGTTTGGCAGCGCGCCTGGTTACACCGGAGCCTGCACCGCTGGCGTAATCAGCGGGTACAATTTCACCGTCGCCGGCACAGTAATTGGCACATTTGCCATAGGGGCTGTGTTGACAGGGAACGGAACGCAGTCTCCCGTAGCGGCTGGCACGGTGATAACCGGCGGCACGTATCCGAATTTCACGGTGAACATCAGCCAATCTGTGTCAGCCACGCTGATTGAAGGCTTTGCTCCATCGCCAATATTGGCTGCGCCGAACGTGACCGACAACACCGCCGTTTGGGCATTTGGCACGCTGAACAATGCCTATTTCAGCGCCGGCCTTTTGATCTCGGCGGGTGCAAATTTGGGCACAGCCCTTGGGATTAACGGCAACATCTATCAGGCGGGCGTTGATACGACAGGCGCGGTGTTCGCAAGCGGGGCAGCAGCAATCCGGGTGGCGAGCGGGCAGCTATACGATTTTACTGGCAATGGCACGCAGGGCGGTCAGAATTTGCGGACGCTTGGGTATTTGGGTGGCGCGTCAGGCGTGGTGTTTACATCGCTGGGGCATAACGCGCTGATTATTGGCGATTCAGGGAATTTGCAGTCGCTCTACAATACTTTGGACGATGGCGGCGGGAACATGAGTTTGCACGGCAGTCTCGCCTTTGCATCCACCGCAACGATCACCTCCGGAACCAGCGCGCCTGCCTCAACCCAACCTGCCGGCTCGATTTATCTCAAGGAGGGTGGCGCCACGGGCGCTCGCCTCTACGTGTCCGCCGGCAGCGGCACATGGAACGCCATCTCAGGAGTCTAAGAATGAAACTTCGCCTTCACGAAATTCTAAATTTGCACGGCGCACTTCGTCAGCTTCCGATCGGCGTCTTGCCCGCCGTCGTCTCGATGAAGCTCGCCCTCAATGACCGGGCGATCGAGCCGGTCTTTCTGTCCTGGCAAAAAACCATCAAGTCAAAGGTCAGTGAACACGCCGAAAAGGATGAAGCGGGACGCCCGAAATTCACGCCAACCGGTGAACCGGTCTGGACCGATCCGGCCACCGCCGCGGACATCGCCGCACTGCAGGATGAGGAATATGATGTGGCGCTTCTGCAATTCCCGGCGTCCCTGATTCCGCAGGACAAACCCATCGACTGGCCCATCCTGCGCGGCTTGCTGCCGATGTTCACCGATGAGATTGATCCCGCGCCAATTTCTACCGCGCCGCCGATCCCGTCACTAAAGCCCCCGCCCAGCGCCGAAAAGCGGCGACCACCGCGCCCCATACCGCGCCCATAACCCGCCCGGAGCGCATAAGTGAACTTCGCCAAAAACACCGCCAGCGTAGCCCTCGCCGCCGCCTGCGCGCTGCTGAATGGCGGCACGCTGACGATCTATTCCGGCACCATGCCCACCAACCCGGAAACCGCGCTCTCCGGCAACACCGCCCTGTTGGTCTACACCTTCAGCAGCACCGCCTTTGGCGCGCCCAGCTATACCTCGCCGAACGAGATGGCCGCCGCGAGCTTCGTTGCCAGCAGCGTCAACCCATCCGCCACCGGCACCGCCAGCTTCGCGCGCTGCGTCAAGAGCGACGGCACGACGGTGGTGATGGACCTGACCGTCGGCACCACTGCAACCGACATCATCCTTGGCAGCACCGCCATCGTGCTTGGGACACCCGTCGCACTCAGCAGCTTCGCGCTCGGCGTGCCGGCCGTCTAGGAGCCATAGATGGCCGTCCTGTTCGGCCCGTTCATCGCCGCCGGGAATGCGCTGCCGCCCGGTCAAGGCCAAGGCGCGCCGCTGTTTGGCCCCTTCACGGCCTACGGCACGCTCTCCCAGAGCAACACAGCCTTCGCCAACCTGCTATTTGGCCCCTTCAAGGTGGCCGGCAACGCGCTCGGCGCGCATCAGGCGCAGGGTGCGCCGACATTCGGGCCATTCAAAGCGGCCGGCACCGGGCTTGCGACGATCTACGGCACCGGCGCACCGCGCTTCGGGCCTTTCGTCGCTTCCGGCAAAGCCCAATACGGCCGCGCGGTTTTCGGCCCCTTCACCGCCGCCGGCATCCTCCAGCTTGGCCTCACCGCCAACCAGCTCGCCGGCATCCAGACCGTCTTCGCACCACCCAAGAAGCCGCAGGCGCCGGTCGATATCAGCGTGCAGCCCCGCGTGCTGCAGGCGCAATTTGGCGCGGGCTATCCCTACACGCTGCCGGATGGGATCAACGTCAGCCTGCGCAGCGTGAACCTGAAATTCGAGCCGCTGACGCAGGCGGAGTTCAACATTATCGATGCGTTCTTCAACGCCTATGTGAACCAGCCATTTTGGTATTTGCTGCCCGACGAAAATGTCCGGCGGCAGTGGATGATGATGAACCGGACCCGGCGCGTGCAATCCACCGTCTGGGGGTATGAAGTGAGTTTGGCGGAGCAGCCGCAGCTTTAGGGCGCGACACGCTACGGCGACCACCGCCCGCCAGCCTGGCGCGCATGTCGGAATCAACCAGCCTCAGCCTGCAGAGCGATGTTCAATCGTTGACGCCCTACCCGGCCGTCGAACTTTTTGAATTGGACACCACGCCGATCACCGCGGTCAACGGCGTCACCGGCCCGGGTGCGATCTACACCTGGACCCCCGGCACGCTCGGGGGCGCCGTCGTCGTTTTCGGCGACGTGACCTACACGCCAATCCCCGTCGAATTTACCGACATGAAGACGGCGGGGCAGGGGACCACGCCGGCCCCAACCATCCGTGTCACGTCCCTGGG